CAATTTAAGAAAGGACAAAAGCCCGATAACACATTTCCTTTAGGAACGATAAAAATCACTACTGACGGTTATAAGTTTATAAAAATCAAAAAACGAGGTTCTAAAAACGAATGCTGGAAACAATACACACATTATTTATGGGAACAAAAGCACGGACCTGTGCCCAAAGGATATTGTTTAATACATTTGAATCAAAACAGGTCAGACTGTAGCGAAGAAAATATAGCATTGGTAAGTCGTAAAGAATTAGTACGTATTAACAAACTTAATTTAACTTCAACTGATCGTAACTTAACTAAAGCAGGAATCAACTTTGTTAAATTATTAAACAAACAAAAAGAAGTTAAGGACAAAATAAATGCTACTAAGTGATACGGTATCTCAACGATATAGATACAACACACAAGGCAAGACACCTACCCAGATACAACAGGAATTACGCAAGTTAGGTGTCAAAGGCTTTGTGGTTAAGATAGCAGGAAACAGAGTGACGATGAAAGTTAGTGAGAACGATATTAAAAAGAACAGGGAGTGTATAAGGAATGGCAACAGATAAACAAGTTGAATACGTTTGTAGTTTGCAAGGACAAACGTCACTTACCGATTATAGTCGTAAAGAAATAAAAGCTATGACGCATAAAGAAGTAAGCAATTTAATAAGTGAATTACAAGATGACATATTATATAACGAGTTAATGAGTTACGGATTACCTAATCAATAAATAAGGAGTGCATTATGAATGGTTAAAATTAAAGTGACAAAGGAATTTGATTTTGCAGAGTTAATAAATCATATCAAAAACACAAGTTATCAACCTAAAGAATATTTAGCGAAAGACGGATCAACAAAGGTTATCGTTGGTAGTTTAGGAAGTATTACGTTTGATAATAAAAATTTTATATACCCTGAAACTAATTTTCGTATAGAAGTCGAAAAAGAAGTTACAGAAAAAACTGAAATTGATAATTTAGTAGAAATAGTTATTATTGATAAAAATATACCACACACTTCAGTTTTCTATAACACTAGCATAAACGAAAGATTGTCTATTACCAGATATAGACCGCAAGTTTTCTATATGTTGAATGATGATTCAACTATAACTCGAATATGGGAAAACGGAAAATTAGTAGATTAAGGAGTGTTCACGATAGACATCAACAACTTATACACATACAAAGCAACATGCACCAATGTTGTTGACGGGGATACGATAGATATTTTACTGGACTGTGGCTTTGATACCTATGCTAAACGTCGCGTGCGTTTGCTAGGTGTCGATACGCCAGAGAGAGGACAAGAGAATTATAAAGAGGCAACAGCATTAACTAGATCATGTGTAGAAAACAAAGATATATACGTTCAGACCTACAAGAGTGATGTGTTTGGTAGATACCTAGCTAATGTGTGGTACGAGGACGGGCAACGTAGTTTGAATGATGAGTTAAGAAATGCAGGGCTATTGAAAGAAAATTCGAAATGGAATGAGGGATAGGAATGGCAGAAATAACTAAAGAACAATTATTAGAATTTATCAGGAATAAAGACTTAGATTTAGACGAAAGCTATCCGCGTAGTGATTGGTGGAAGTTCAGAGATGAACGTGACTCATACAAGAAACAACGTGATGAACTTATTAATGATATGGCAGAAACAAAAAAGAAAGCAGAGGCGTTTGATGAGATATTGGAGATAACAGAGGAAGATTGTTGGGCGGAAGATTTTGCAGTTTATATATCTCAAGTCATTGATAAATATAAGGAGGCCAACCATGAAGGATAAAGATTATAAACATGCATGGCTAGAGTTGAAAGAAAAGTTATTAGAAGAATATCCTAGCTTGCATGATTTACATTGGCCAGAAGGTAAAAGTTATAGCGATTACGATAATGGCCGATTAGAGAAACTAGAGAATGTACTTATAAAAATGGACCAACTCGACGGTACTCATGAGTTCCAAAATTTATTAAATGATTTGGAGGCTTGCAATGGACAATAGAGAGTTTATCCAACGCTGCATAGTATCATCTACGGCTTTTACAGGACACGACGGGTGTTTACTAATCAAAGAGCTTAACGAAGTATATCGCAAGGCGGAGTTGTACGACAAGATAGTAGAAAGTAATTCAAAGAGTTTAGTAGAAAATGGAGGAACAATAAATGACTAAAGAACTAGAAATTAAATTATTAACAGAAAATGCGACTATGCCGAAGAGAGATAGATTAGATGCTGGGTACGATATCTATTCGGCAGAAACAGTAATACTTGAGCCACAGGAGAAAGCAGTAATTAAAACAGATGTAGCAGTAAACATTCCAGAGGGGTATGTAGGGCTATTGACATCAAGAAGTGGTGTAAGTAGTAAAACACATTTAGTGATTGAAACAGGCAAGATAGACGCAGGGTTTCAAGGAAATATGAAGATTAATATTAAGAATGATACTGACCTTAATTCTGTAAATGCTAATCCACATATTTTTGAAGCAGGTTTCGCTAACTATGTTTATGACATTAAGAATGAAATTATAGAAACTATATACGATGACGGAGAATTTATGACTGATGTTTACAAAATCAACAAAGGCGACAAACTCGCACAACTCGTTATCGTACCTATTTGGACACCAGAGTTAAAAGAAGTAGAGGAGTTTAGCAGTGGGTCAGAAAGAGGAGAGCAAGGCTTTGGATCAACAGGATACTAAAGACATAGTAGAAGAGATTAAAAGGATACTTCGCAAAGAGTAACAAAAAGTAAGGCAAAAAAAAGTAAAAAGCCCAAAAGGACTTTTTACTTCTAAGCTAATAGTAATTTTATTCCTAAAAACAAATTTTTAATCATATAGTATATTGCAAGTAAGCCAATAATAATACCTACTATAAAAGTTATATTATTGTAATCATTACTAATTGTAGATAGTATTACTGCTGATACGATTATAAAAATAATAGGTAATATATGGTAAAGTAAGGCTTTTCTAGCATGTCTTGCAGTATTACCACTAGCTAATATCCAAACGATAAGTGGAAATAAAAAAGGCATGAAAAATACACTGAAATAGCAAAAAGAAGCTAACACATTATTCGCTGATTTGCTCATTTCTACACCTCCTAATTGATATTGCAAATATAACGTAATATTTTCGAGATTTACAGGAGGTTTTATCAAACTTTCAAAATTGTAATATTAAAGGAGTCGATAAAATGATTAAGAAACTAATAAAACTTTGGTTCACTATAGCAATGTACGAGTTAGGCAAATGGATTGGTAGAGAAGTTTATTACAAGTTGACTGCAAACGATGAGGTGGAAGTGCCTAAGGACTACGTAAGTATAAATGATCAGATTGATTTGAATGGAGTGAGTGAGTAATGTGGATGGCATTGGTTACTATTATAATTCTATTGATAGTTTTTGTTATGGCAGGAATAGCTTTAACATATCTTTTTATAGTTGGCATAAAAAATAAAGATTGGCCAACAATGGGATATGCTTTTTGCATGTTCTCGCTTATAGTGTTGTTGCTTTTACACTTATTATATTACGGAGTTTTAGGAGGAAGTTAAATGACTTGGTGGATAGTGATTATTCCAGTTATGTATCTTGTTTGGTTGTGTGTAAAGAGTAAGGGAGATTTTAAATAATGGAGGTTAAGCATGGGATTAAGAAAATCAACGCAACGCTATTTAGAAAGTGAACTAAGCAATTATAGGCATATAGATAAAGATATTCAACGCGTGAGAGAAGAAGTATTAAACCCTTGGCAACCCACTGACACGAACATTGGCGGAGATAGAGTGCATAGTAACGTTAGTGTCACGGAGATAAAAGCAACACGTGTAGTGAATGATAGACGTTTATCGCAGTTAGCTAGAATGAAGTCTGCTATAGACATTGTATATCAAACAAGCAGTGAAGAAAGTCAACAACTCATGGATATATATTATTTTAAAAAACCGAGAACATTAAATCTTACTGGTGTTGCTCAAGAAATATGTGTAAGTAAATCGACAGCTTATGAGTTAAGAAGAGAAATCCTTACTAAATTAGCTGATGAGTTAGGGATTTTACATTAGGAGTGAAAATATGAAAGCTATAGAGATTTTAGAAGAATTATCAACAAAAATAAAAAGAGAGGAGTATGTAGGAAATATTGGGATTATAGTCCAAATAAAAGATGATGAAACACTTAAAGAAGCGAAGAAAGCTAAAAGTATTTTGGAAGCATTTGTTAATAAAGTAGAACTGAAAGTAGTGGAAGCTGGTAACTATAATTTATCTCAGTTTACAAGCAATGATTATCCAGTTTTTCGATTAAGTGCCGGACATTTTGGAAAAATTCTGGAAAAATGAACTCGGAAAGTCGGTTACTATGATAGTGTAAGTTATTAGATGACTTACCTCGTGTAAACCTTTCTATCATTTATTCCTTTTAAAACAAAACGAACATTTTTTCTCCTTTGAACCTATCCGATAGATTAGTCGGGTAGGTTTTGTTATATAAAAAATAAATAAAGTTATTAACGTGAGAGTTGGTGATATATGAGATGACAAAAATGCAAAATAATGCAACATTTGGAGCGTATTTGGAATTGACTAAAAAACAACAAGAGTACATACGCATCAAGAATGAGATGAGTTTAAGTGATGGTGAAATCGCTGCTGAAATTGATGTTAACCGTTCAACTATATCGCGGTGGAAACATGACAATAAATTTAGAGAAGGTCTTAAAGGTTATCAAGTTGAATACTTATCTAATCAAGTACCTAAAGCATTACAAACTATGATTAATCTTTTAGATGCTAAAAGTGAATTGGTTAGATTTCAAGCTTCGAAAGATATATTGGACCGTTCAGGATATACACCGGTAGATAAACAAGAGTTAGAAGTCACTACCCCTAATATTATTAACAATATACCGTTAGAGGATTAACTGTGGATATTAAATTAAATGAAATCGTCGGTGGTGGCTATAATAAATTCTTTAACAATAAAAACTTTTATCGTGTAGTTAAAGGTTCTAGGGGTAGCAAGAAATCAAAAACAACTGCACTTAACTTTATCTTTAGAATTATGCAATACAGTTGGTCTAACTTGCTTGTTGTAAGACGTTTTAGTAACACTAACAAACAATCGACATACACAGATTTACGTTGGGCTACAAATAGGCTAGGAGTTAAACACTTATTCAAATTTAATGACAGTTTGCCTGAGATAACATATAAACCCACTGGCCAGAAGATATTATTTAGAGGATTGGATGATCCGTTAAAGATAACTTCTATCACTGTAGAGAATGGCATACTTTGTTGGGCATGGTTTGAGGAAGCTTACCAGATAGAAACCTTTGATAAGTTCAGTACAGTAGTTGAATCTATACGTGGTTCTGTCGATGACCCAGAATTCTTTAAGCAAATCACTATAACGTTCAACCCATGGAGTGAACGTCATTGGCTTAAACCAACATTCTTTGATGAAAATACACGATTAAACAATACATTTTCATACACGACAACGTTTCGAGTAAATGAATGGCTTGATGAGGTCGATATTGCGCGTTATGAGGATTTGTACAGAACAAACCCAAGACGTGCAAGAATTGTTTGTGATGGAGATTGGGGAGTAGCAGAAGGGCTGGTGTTTGAGAATTTCGAGGTTAAGGAGTTTGACTGGGTTGAGAAATTGAAAGAAAAGCAAGTTGTGGCTCATGGCAGTGACTTTGGGTTCACTCAAGATCCTACAACACTTATTAGTACTATCGTTGACTTAAAGAATAAAGAGTTATGGATATACGATGAGCATTATCAAAGAGGTATGCTAACTGATGAGATATATCAAATGTATCTCGATAAAGGATTGAAAAACGCAAAGATAATTGCAGATAGTGCAGAGAAGCGATTGATAACAGAGATTAAACGTAAAGGTATTTCTAATCTCAAACCATCTATTAAAGGGCAAGGATCTATCATGCAAGGTGTTCAATTCATACAAGGTTTCAAAATATATGTACATCCAACATGTGAACATACGATAGAAGAATTAAACACATATACATTCGACCAAGACAAAGACGGTAACTGGTTAAATAAACCGATAGATGCAAATAACCATTTAATGGATGCATTGAGATATAGCCTAGAAGAATTCCATTTCCCTAGAAATAACAGAACGAATGTCAATATTAAGAAGAATATTAGCCGAGCAAAGGCTATGGGCTTATAAGGAGGTAACACATGGCACACGTAAACAACTTTGAAAGAGATATTGAACGTCGTCAAATGCGTGATGAGATATACCGACGTGACGCAGTTGAAACTTACAAATATGATGGAACTACACAAGACTTGTTAGATAATCCTAACGATATTAGTGATTTCATTCGTCATCATTTAGAGGCGCAAGTTCCAAGGCTACAAATGTTAGATGATTACTATCAAGGTTTAAACTTCAATATCATGCGTAACAAAAGGCGTAGAGAAAAGCACTTAGCAGATAATAGAGCTGCTCATGACTTTGCTTCTTACATTACAGACTTTATTAATGGTTACTGCTTCGGTCATGCAATACAAGTACAATCTGAAGGCAATATGACACAAGATAAAATAGATCAGTTGCATGCAATAAACGACATTGATAGTCACAATCGTTCACTGGGGTTAGATTTATCTATATTCGGTCGTGCTTATGAATACATCATACGTAATCAACAAGATGAAGTTAGAATTTATAAATCAGACCCACGTAATACATTTGTTATATACGATACGAGCATTGAGAAAAATAGTATTATGGCTGTTAGATATTGGAAAGTATCGACAGAAGATAGTGTCGAGATGACTGAGGTAGAAAGCAATATCTACTATGTTGATGTAATTACTGACAATGCAACATATTTCTTTGTGGCAAACAGTGTTACTAACTTAGAGTTATCAGAGCGCAAACCTCCTGAAGCTCATTCGTTTGGCAAAGTAACTATTACAGAGTTTAGCAATAATGAAAAGCGACGCGGAGACTTTGAAAAGGTCATACCACTTATTGACTTATATGATGAGGCGCAGTCAGATACAGCTAACTATATGAGTGATTTAAACGATGCAATGTTGTTAATTAAAGGTAACGTTGATTTAAACGAAGAGGTAGCAACTTTACAAAAAGAAGCAAACGTATTTCATTTAGCACCTCCTGAATACGCAACAGTGGACGACAAAGTCACTGAAGGTAATGTAGACGCTCAATACATCTATAAACAATATGATGTAAGTGGCGTTGAAGCATATAAGACACGAATTGCTAAAGACATTCACACGCTTACTAACACACCAGACATGACTGATGAAAACTTTGGAGGTCAACAATCTGGAGAAGCCATGAAATATAAGCTATTTGGTTTAGAACAACGTACAGCAATCAAAGAAGGATTGTTCCGAAAAGGATTGGTTAGACGTTACAAATTAGTCGGAGAAATCATGGGCGTGAATAGAGAGATAGACAAAGATAATCTCAAAGATTTAGTATTTACGTTCACTCGAAACTTACCTAAGTCAATTACAGAAGAAATGCAAATGTACATGAGTGCTGGTGGAGAAATTAGCCAACAAACACTGATGTCTCTTGTATCTTTCATAGACAATCCGCAAGATGAAGTCAAACGTATCCAATCAGAGGAAGAAGAAAAAGTAAAACGTTCCGATGATTTAATGTATAAGAACGTACAAAATGAGGAAAATAACATAGAACAATCGACTTCAAACATTGAGGAGTGATGATCTATGACTTATTGGGATAAAAGAGCTCAAGAGATCATTAAAGATGAGACAATGAGCGATAAGGAAATGAGTCAAGAGATTGAACGCATTGTTAACAACATGATTGACGATATAGAGAATGAGATATCTAAGTTCTATGCAAGATACGCAGACAGTGAAGGTATTTCTATTTCCGAAGCTAAAAAGAAGGTAGATACTTTCGATGTTCAATCTTTTGCTAATAAAGCAAGGTCATACGTTAAAAACAATGACTTTAGTGAAAGAGCAAACAGAGAACTAAAAAGATATAATACTGCGATGTACGTAAACAGGGAAAAGCTACTAAAAGCGCAGCTAGGATTAATCGTAACGTATTCATATGCACAGATAGAGCAATCAATGTACAACTATATGGAAAGTGCTTATTATCGCTCGTTAAAGCAACAAGCGGGCATATTAGGTGAAACGTTACATGTATCATTAAGTGATGTTAAAACGATCGTTACTGCACCTTTCCAAAACTCTAATTGGTCTCGTAGGCTATGGTGTGATATGAAAGTAGTTAGACACCATGTTGAAAAAGCGACAAGTCAAGTATTACTAAGAGGTCGCCATCCTTACGAATTCGTAAAAGAATTTAGAAAAGAAACTGGCAATAGTACGTATGAGATAAGACGTTTACTCATAACAGAAACAGCTAGAGTACAAACATTAGCTGCAAAGCGTCATATGTTAGAACAACATGGACCTGACGCAGAATATGAATATCACGCTAAGATGGATAGTAAGACAACAAAGACGTGCAGAGGATTAAACAAAAAAGTTTTCAAAGTTAAAGATATGCAACCTGGCGTAAACGCTCCACCAATGCATCCTTTTTGTCGGAGTGCTGTCGCACCACACATCAATCCTGATTGGCGTGATAAGTTCTTTGAAGAGCGCGAAGGAAGATATTTCGGAGGCGTTGTTAAATAATTAAAAGGAGGTGTTGTAAATGCCAGATGATAATAATCTTACAAATACACCGCCAGTTACTAATGAAGGTGTAGCAGAAGAAATTGTTGATAATTCTGTAGGGGATTATGAAGATGCTGATTGGGAAGAAGAAGAAGTGCTAGACACTGATTTCAGTGATGAAGAAGATAGCATGTATGAAGATGATTTCATGGAAGATGACGACGAATTTGAAGAAGATGAAAACTGGGAAGAAGAGTACGACTTTTCTGATGACTTTGATCAAGAGGATTTAGATTTCTTAGAGGGGCTAGGCGGTCCTGAAGAAGCATTAGAAGATGAGTACGAAGAAGATTACGAAACAGAAGAAGGCCTATATGACGTCACTGAACTTGATGGTGATACAATCGATGAGTATGACAAGTATGACGAAAGTTACTTACAAGACAGGCTAGATGATGTTTACGATGAATATAATCAAATCTTCAACAAAGAGCCTTCAGATATCATCAAAGATAGTATGACGACACAAGAAAAAATAGACAAAATTGTTGATGCAATTCAAGAGGGTGGTAGCGGTGTATAACGAACGTATTGCTGCAACCCTTGAAGGCATTCACAAAGAACTCAAGCGTCTGAATGACACAAACCCTAGTAACCGAGCACAAGCGAAACAGAAAGAGCCTGAGAAGAAAGAGTTTAAACCTAAAAATTTTATTTAGAGGGTGTTAGCTGAAATGGCTATAGAAGTATACGAATTAAAGACAGTAAGTTCATATCCAGGTTACGAAACAGTTAAAAGTTATAGATTAAGTGAAGGTAGTAGAGAACATCTAGATTTATTATCTAGAAACAAAAGAGATATACCAGTGATTCAAAAAACTAATGTTACTACTGATGAATATGGATTTTCATATTTAAAATAATATTTTGACCTAAGCAAGTCATTAAACTGCTAATAACATAATCAACTGGATTAATACAATGTAATAAACATAAACATCAGCACACTTTATTGGGCTTAACCGCACTATAATGGGTGCTTTTTTTATGCGTAAAATCATTCGTGTTAAGACTGTTTGAAAGGACGATATAAATGAATGAAATTAAACGATTAAAGCTAAATTTACAGCATTTCGCTGAAGATAATCCAAATGATCCTGAAGGAAAAGATAAACAAAGTGGAAATGACCAAGGCGATGATGACAAAAAATTTTTTGAATTAACTCAAAGTGAGTTAGATAGTCAAAAACACAAGGCTGTAAATAAAGCATTAGCAAATCAAGAGAAAAAATTCGAACAAAGGTTAAAAGAAGCTGTTGAAAATGCACGTTCTGAAGCTGAAAGCTACGCTAAGTTAACTGAAAAAGAGAAGAAAGACAAAGAAATTGAGAAACGCGAACAAGCCTTAGCTGAAAAGGAAAAAGAATTTAAATTGCGTGAACTCAAAGCTGATGTAGAAAGTGACTTAAAAGAAAAAGGTCTACCTACTTCGTTTGCACAGTCTTTAATTCATTTGGAAGATAACGAACAAATTAATGATGTCGTTAATTCGATTAAAGAAGATTTCGACAAAGCTGTACAAGAGCAAGTTAAAGAAGCTACACGTCAATCAACACCTTATGGACAAGGTAGTGACGTATCTTCTAAAAAAGAAACATCTAAAAGTTTTGCTGATTTAGCAAAAGAAAACAGAATTATTAAATAAACGGAGGCGTTATAAATGGCAGATGTAAAACCACAAACATTTAATCCAGATCATGTAATGATGCACGAACACAAGGAAGGTGAATTATTAAACGATTTCAACGAACCTATCCTTTTAGACGTATTACAAAACTCAAAGATTATGCAATTAGGCCAATACCAAGATATGGGCGGTAAATCAGAGAAAAAGTTCACTTATTGGGCAGATAAACCAGGTGCTTACTGGGTAGGAGAAGGTCAAAAAATTCAAACTTCTAAACCTAGCTTACTTGAAGCATCTATGCGTTCACACAAAATAGCTGTAATTGTTTTAGCGTCACGTGAATACTTAAACTACACTTATTCTCGTTTCTTTGAAGCAATGAAACCTCAAATTGCAGAACAATTCTACAAAAAGTTTGATGAAGCTGGTTTATTAAACATTGATAACCCGTTCAAACAATCTGTTGAACAATCAGCTGTTTCTTCTAAAAACGTTGTGAATGGCGATATTAACTTAGATAACGTATTAGCATTAGAGGACGCTTTATTGGAACACGATGTTGAACCTAACGCTTTCTTATCTAAAACTCAAAACCGTACTGCGTTACGTGGAGTTCGCGATAAAGATACTAAAGAAAGCTACTATGATCGTACAAGCAACACTTTAGATGGATTACCTGTAGTTGACCTTAAATCAGACAACTTCAAAAAAGGCGACTTATACGCTGGAGATTTTAACAAAGTATTCTACGGCATCCCTTACAACTTGTCTTATAAAATTTCAGAAGATGGTCAATTATCAACTGTTCAAAATGCTGATGGTTCTCCAGTCAACCTATTCGAGCAAGAATTGATTGCATTACGTGTAACTATGGACGTTGCGTTCCATATTGCAGACGACAAAGCGTTTGCTAAGTTGACTGCTGGCAGTGCTTCAAGTGGAAATACAGAAACAGTTTAATTAATCGAGGAGGTCTAACTTATGGATTATTCTTATAAAGTTGTACGCGACTTCATTAATAAAGAAGATCAGAAAGAATATAAAGTAGGAGACGAATTCCCTACTGATATTACTTCTAAGCGTATTGATGAATTATTTCATAAGCAAAACGTATATAATAAGCAATACATCGCTTTAGATGTAGATGCTAAAGCAACAAAAGCTGAATTGTTAGAAATAGCTAAAAAACATAATGTAGATGTATCACAAGACGATACGAAAGCGGTAATTCTTAAAGCATTGGAGGGATAACATGGCAGTATTAGAAAATGTCAAAAAGTTACTCTCTATCAATGATGATAAGCAAGATGAACTACTCGAAATAATCATAAACAATACAGAAAAGCGTTTGATTAGTTTACTTCCTGTCGATATAGAAGAAGTTCCGGAACGATTGGAATACATTATCGAAGAAGTATCAGTCAAACGCTTTAATCGTGTTGGCGCTGAAGGTATGACACAAGAAAGTGTTGATGGTCGTTCCAATACATTCCAAAACAATGATTTTGACGAATATTTGGATGTCATTAACGCTTTGTTTCCTAAAAATACAAGTAAACGTGGCAGAGGTGTATTTTATTGAGATACAATAAGCGCGTTTCATTTTCTAAGGAAACAAAAGGCAGTTACAACCCTAAAACAAGTAAGTACGATGTTAAGGAGAAAGTTTTTGATATAGTCCCTTGTAACATTTCTCCTTTGTCCCCACAACGTACAAGTTTAGAATATGGAGATGTAACAAAGCAAATCAATGTCATTCGTTTAAATGGTCATTTTGAGCCACAAGTTACACATGCTTATATCAAAGGTGTAAAACACATTATTACTAAACGTATCGATTATGAACATGACACTGTATTCTACGTTGAGGAGGTTAGTTGATGGCTAATGATATTGACGCTCTAATCAGCAGACTAGAGTACATGCACGACAACATCGATGACGATGTAGAGGAAGTCCTAAAAAATAACGCTGGAGAATTCGCTAGAGATACTGTTGTAAGTGCTAAGTCAGTTATGAACAAAGGTTACTGGACAGGAAACTTAGCGCGTATGATTAGAGATACTAAAGAAGGCAACATGAAGTACGCTGTGACCTCTAACGCTGGGTATAGTGGATTTTTAGAATACGGTACACGCTACATGGCTCCTGAAACGTTTATGTTCCCTGTTTATGAAAGATATACAAGGAAAGTCAGAGAGGACCTCGAGAGATTAATAAACGGTAAAACGGGGGGCATGTAATGAAACAATCAGCTAAACTTCAACTATTCAACTACTTATATGAAAAATTTAGTGAAATTGGTGTCCCTGTAATTGAAACTAAAGAACTTAACCAAGAGCTTAAATATCCTTTTATTGCTATTCAAACAACCACAGATAGCATGAATGTGTTAACTTTTGACAGTTTCGGCGGTAATCCTACCGCCATCGTTCATTTGTGGGGGTTGGATATTGATAAGAGTGCTAATGACAATTTGCTGATGCAAGTTCAAAACATTATGTTAGATGATATCGAGCTTGAAGGTTTCAGCTTATTCAATCCGCAGTTAGACATCAATGAATCTATTGAAATTGAAGATAATCAAGCATTATCGCATGTAACTATAAATATCGAGTATACAAGTCATTAAAGGACTTGTATTTTTTTATATACTTTTTAGGAGGGTAAAACCTATGGCAATTAAACAAGGTACTGATGAATTAGTCTTAATCCGTAAAGCCGGAGACCGTAAAGATGCAAATAAAGTAATGTGGGTAACAGAATTAGAACGTGAAACTGAAAAAGACAGAGATACAGAAGCTACTGTAGATGGTCCTGTTAACTCTGGAGGTACATTAGAGTCAACAGTTACGATTAACTGCTACATGAACCAAGACGACACGTTATGTGATGAAATTGAAGATGCTACCGAAGAAGATACCCCTTATGAATTATGGGTTATCAATAAAAAAGTTAAAAACAAAGATGGAAAATATAAAGCAGAATATCGTCAAGGATACTGGAATAGTATTGACCGTACTAACGACGCTGAAGATATCGCAGAATTTGAAACTGAATTTGGTGTATATCTTAGAAAAGTTCGTGGTTGGGCAACGTTACCAGAGCAAATCGAGAAAAACAAAGCTGCTTATGGCTTCCACGATACTGTTGCTGCAGATTCAGCTGACGATGGTCTTGTGTCAGAAATCCCACAACCTAACGAACCAAGCACAGCAGAAACTGTATAATATCGAGGGCTAGATGCCCTCTTTTTCTTTTTGACTAAATTTAAAGTGAGGTTATTAATAATATGGAAATCAAATTTAACGGTAAAACAATTGAACTATCATTCGGATTAAAGTTTTTAAACATCATTGATAAAGAAATGGGCATGGAAGCAGAACAAGTTAACTTTGGTAAAGGTACAGAAATGTTAGTACCTGCACTAGAAAGCCACAGTGTAGTAGATGTCGCTAAAGTTATTAAAGCTGCAACAGCACAAGAAAAAGGAGCGCCTAAAACCGAAGAAGATTTAGAAGCTGTTGTTGAAGATGTCATTGAAAATACTGGACTTGAAGAATTTTGTAACGAAGTCATCGAGGAACTGGGAAAGCGTGTTTTAACCCAAAACCTCGTTCCGAAAAAATACAAAAAGAACAGCAAGAAGTAGACGAAGAAGAAATATTAACGTTTGATCGTATAGTTATCTTGTGCATGAGCAAACTAAAAATTTACGACCTAGATGTTATTGAGCAAATGACACTTAGAGAATTCAACTATCGTATGTATGCACTAGAGTATGAGCAACTAGATAAAGATATGGATATGTACAAACTAGCATTTGCTATTAGAGACGCAGCTGCAGAGAAGAAGAAACGTGGCGGTAAAAAAGGCGAGACAGAATATCGTTTCAAAAGTGCAGACGATATCATGCATTATCAAGAGAACATTAAACGATTAGACAGGGGCGAACCTGTGAAGTTCGCTTCTGAAAGCAAATTTGAGGAGAATATGCCTCCTAAAGATTTACTTCAACAAATTGCAGAACTTAATAAATAAGGAGGTGGGAACACGTGGCAGAAGCTAACTATAGTATAAAAGCGACGATTGAAGCTAACGCAAAAAAGTTCAAAAGTGCTATACAAGCAGCTAAAAATACAGCAGAGCGTTTTAAAGGCACTATGGATAAAATCAAAGATAATGAAATTGACGCAGATGCATCTGGTGTAACTAGCGCAGTAAACAAAGCTAAAAAAGAAGTAGAGTCTTTTAATAATACTCGCGCAGAAGCTAATCTTGATATAGATATTGACGAAGTTAAAAGCAAAGTGCAAATAGCTGAAGAATATGTACGCAAATTTGATGCTTACAGAGGCGACGCAGAGTTAGACGCTAATGTAGCAAGCGCGAAAGCTAATATTGAAGAAGCACAAGCATATTTAGAACGCTTCGACGGATCAAATGCTAATGCACATGCTGATGTTGACGCAAGAAGAGCTATATCAACGTTATCTAAGCTACAGATTGATTTAGATATGTTTGACGGAAATTCTTATAGTGCTCATTTAGATGCAGACGCAACTAAAGCACGTGTCGCTATAGCTGAAGCTAAAAAGTCGCTTAATAGCTTTGCGAGACAAAAAGCGAAAGCTACTGTCGAAGTTAACGAAGGCGCTGCTGTGTCTAAGATTTTAGCACTTAAAGCAATGTTACGTTCAATTCCTAACCGAATACACACTAGGATAGATGTTGATTCAGATAAAGCACAAGGCGCATTTAGAGCAATGGTAGCTGGTATTGATAGTTCTATGAACTCATGGAACGCTTTAGCTACACGTATCAGAACAATTGGTACCGTAATTTCTAACATGATAAAGGGTTCTTTAATTTCCAATATAACGTTGGTAGTTCCTATCATTGCTTCGATGGTTCCTGCATTATTTGCTGTTCTTAACGCTATCGGGGTTGTAGCTGGTGGAGCTGCAGGATTAGCAGCTGCATTTGGTGTTGCTGCAAGTGGCGTTATGGGATTTGGAGTTATGGCTGCAAGTGCTATAAAAATGCTTAACGATGGAACTCTACAAGCTACAGCTGAAACGAAAAAGTACGAAAGCGCCTTACAAGGTGTTCAAGATGCTTGGCAAGGTATTATAGAGAAAAATCAAAGTCAAATCTTTAACACAATGGCTAATGGCTTAAACATGATTAAAGTGGCATTAGCAGGTTTGTCTCCTTTCATTAGTGGCGTGTCAAAAGGAATGGAACAAGCGAGTGCTAAAATGCTTGATTGGGCTAAAAACTCTCAAGTTGCACAAAAGTTTTTCCAAATGATGGGCACAACAGGAGTAAGAATATTCAATAATATGCTAAGTGCAGCAGGCAATTTTGGTAGTGGTGTAGTAAGTGTTCTCACACAACTAGCGCCACTTGCAGATTGGGCTGCAGCTGGATTTAAACGAATGGGACAAGCTTTTAATTCTTGGGCGCAGTCATCGGCTGGACAAGAAGCTATCAGATCCTTTGTTGAATATACTAAACAGAACTTACCGTTAATCGGACAAATATTCGGAAATACCTTCAAGGGTATTTTTAACCTCATGAAAGCATTTGCACCGAATACACACTCTATATTAGAATCTCTAGCGCAAATGTCTGAAAAGTTTGCTTCATGGAGTGCTACGATAGCACAATCAGATGGATTTAAGAAATTTATGGATTATATCAACACGAATGGCCCTAAATTAATATCGCTACTAGGTAATATAATCCAAATCATTATAAATGTTGGTACTGCAATGGCACCACTAGCTGCAGCAGTTTTAGATGTTGCTATTGCGATTACAGATTTTATTGCTAAATTAACTGAAGCACATCCTGCTATTGGAATGTTATTGGGATTAATTGCTACATTAGCCGGTGTATTCATGACACTAGGTCCACCTATTTTAGGAGTTATAGACTTTATAGGAACATTTATCAAAGTGTTTACAGGTGCCGGAACAGTTATAGAAGCATTAATGTCTGTAGCTTCGGCATTGGCTCCAGTATTTGAAGCTATTGGTGTTGCTATTGCAGCGATAGATGCACCAATACTATTAATCATAGCAGGAGTAGCAGCATTAATAGCTATATTCGTTGCTTTATGGAACTCATCATCAGTATTACGTAATGCCTTAATAGGTGCGTGGAATGCCATTAAAAGTGCTGTTGGAGCAGCGATACAAGCAGTTATTGGCTTCTTAGGAGATTTATTATCTCAAGCGCAATCCATTATGGGACCTCTTGTACCTATATTCAAAAATGCTTGGGACACAATCGTACAAGTTGTTGAAACTGCAGTTAAATTAATATCTCCAATTGTTTCGCAAGGCTTCCAAGCACTAGTTGCTGTTGTAAGTACAGTTTGGACTGTAATATCTACAGTTATTAAAGTTGCTTTTGATGTGATCATTGGAATTATTACTGTAGCTTTACAGATACTTAGTGGCGACTGGTCGGGTGCTTGGCAAACAATATTAAAAGTTGGGCAAACAATTTGGCAAAACATTGTTTCTGCAGCTCAAGCTATATGGGATATTTGGAGTAAATATCTACAACAAACTTGGCAAAATGCAGTCAACTTCTTTAGTACAATATTTGGCGCATTAGTTGGTATTGCAACTTCAATTTGGAATTCAATTGTTAATGCTATTATTTCTGTAGTTACCGGCTTAGGTACATTCCTTGCTAACATATGGAACGGAATTGTTACTTTAGCGCAAATACAATGGTCAATATTAGTTACAGTTGCACAGACGGTTTGGACAGCCATTGTCACAGTAATAACTACAATAATTTCAACTTTAGTTACAATTGTTACTACGGTTTGGAATGCAATTGTTACAGTTACACAAACAATTTGGACTGCGATTTCAACTATTATTATGACTATTGTTAATATCATCGTCACTATCGTTACAACTGCGTGGACTACTTTAATCACTATAACAACTACTATAATGACTGCAATCTCATCTGTGATATCTGCAATCTGGACAACAATAGTTACTATAGTAAGCACAGTTGTTTCAACTATTGTATCTTTCGTATCAACTGGTTGGTCTACTTTAATGAGTGTGACAAGCTCTATTATGTCATCGATATCAAGCTTTATTTCAAGCATTTGGTCAACAATAGTAAGTTTTATAAGCAATTCGGTTTCAAGGGCAGTAAGTTTTGTAACCAGTGGCTTTTCAAATATGCTCAGTGCGGTTGGTTCAGCAATGTCAGGTATTGTTAGCTCTGTAATGTCAGGGATGTCTAGAGTTGTTAGTTCTGTAACTTCAGGTGTTTCGAGAGCAGTAAATGCTGCAAGAGATTTTATTGGAGATATGGTTCAAGTTGGTGCCGATTTAATAAAAGGAATGATTAATGGTATTAAAAACATGGCTGGAGAACTTGTTAGTGCTGCAAAAGGTGTGGTAATGGGTGCAGTTAACGCTGCTAAAAGCGCATTACACATTGGATCACCTTCTAAATTGTTCCGTCAATACGGTATATGGACAATGGAAGGTCTAATGATTGGTATTAATCGTGAAGGAAAAAGTGTGATATCAGGCATGGGTGCAATGGCTCAAAGAGTATCTGATGCTTTTGATCCAAGTCTAAATGTACCAAGTATACAAAGAGACCTTAAGAGTGCGAGCTCATCAGCTAATGCTAATATCACTCACACTCACGAATATAAAACAAATCCATCACAACGTGTTGTAACTGTAAAAATGGATGTTAACAACGATGCTTTAACTCATATTGTCAACGGACAAAATGCAGATAGAGATGCAACATTCACATTCTAGGAGGTCAGGCAATGGATTTAGAAATCAAACAAAAAGATGGAAATAAATATAAGTTGTCTGACTTCGGTTTTCGAGTGAAAGATATTGTCATCGAAAGTCCGGAGATTGAAGATAACTACGAAACAAAAGAAAATACAAGCGGTCGTATGTTACTTAGCAGTCAGTATCGTAAAAGAAAAATTACGGTACCCTGCTATGTAGTTAGTACGAAACTTAATGATATACCAAGATTAAGAGATAAATTTTATGATTTGACTGTTAACACCGAACCTGTTTGGATAAGAGAACTTAGATACGCAGAAGAACATAACTATAAATTTTTGCAACCTACTGAAGAAGATTATCAATCATATGACAAATACGGTTATCCAATATTTCATCATAATATGATGAATGATAATTTTTACACTAGTGGTAAACAGTATCAGGTTAAATGCTCATCGGTTATAACTCCAGAAAACAAGGGCAAAGTTATTAATTTCGATCTAGTCTTTGAAACGATTGAGATACCATTTGCCGAAAGTATAGGAACTTCATTGGACTTAGAAAACAAGCCTAATAAAGCGCTGTGGTCTAATGACATGCTAGTTCCGTTTGACGAAGAAAGTGACAAGAGAACTTATACTTTTACTAACTGTTGGAATAATAGTGTTTATTATCACGGAAATGTTCCTAATAATGAGTTTAAACTTTACAAAAAAGTAACAATCATTCTAGGAAAAAGCGTAAGCAGTAAAGAAAGTTTTCAGTTCACATTAGGGAAATCGGATTACATGAAAATTAGTAATATAAGCCTTAAAAAAGGCGACAAAATTGTATATGATGGCGTTCAAACATGGCGTAATGGAACCCCAATCAATCATCGTTGTTCTAATGCACAACCTAAGTTTTATCCTGGTTGGAATGACTTTAGTTTTAATCAGCAAATTAAATCAGTAACGTTCGACATGAAATTTTATTATAAGTAGGTGGTTATTAAATGCCAGTATTATTTAGCCCGATAAGAGGTATAGGAGAGCCAGTCTATGTTACTACAACTACCACATCTAAATTAGGTTCTGAAACAGTTGTACAGTGTAAATTACTTGAAGATAAATATAACTATAACGTTATACGTGGGATTGATAAGCGTTGGTCGTTAACACAACTTACAGGACCTAACGACAAAAGAGAATATGTTGCTTATATTATTGATAGAAAAACTCACGGTAGAAATCAAGAAGTTACTGTAACACTTAGAGAAAAGCCAATAGATATCATTAAGAGAAAAAGAGTATATGACAAAATAGACGGACCACATAAACCACCAGACTTTTTTGAGAAAATATTCAAAGGTACTGGTCTTAAATACAAAGTGCCTAGTAATTTATTTGTTTCTGAAATTAAAGACTCTGGCGAGGGAGAAAGCGTCGAAGATTTACTAAAAAAAGGTTTAGAGGCATGGGACTTAGAATTTGATATACATCATGATTACAAAACAAACACATATACTTTTGAATTTACGCCATATTTAGAAAAAAGAGCAACTTATCATATAGATGATGAAATTAACGCAAATAATATGAAATTAGAAGAAGATAGTGGTCAAATGTATACCTATGTTAAAGGGTACGGTTCATATACAGACGAAGAAGGCTTAGATGGTGCAGGTCTTATAGTAGAATTTGAACATCCTAATATGAAAGATTACGGACGTTTTGATGCACCACCAGTTAAAGATGGTTCTATTACTGATCCAGATATTATGCGTGCTAGATTACAATCAGTTATTAATTCATCTATAAAGCGCTCTTTAACTTTAGACTTTATAGCATTGCGAAATCATTATCCTAATGCCGTTCCGAGAGTTGCAGATATTGTTAAAGTTAAGCACTCTATACTTGGCATCAATGAGTTTATGAGAATAGTCGAAGTTAAGACTATTAGAGACGCTGAAAATAAGATAGTAAAACAAGACGTAACTTTAGGAGATTTCAATCGTCACAACCGTTATTTAGAACGAATTAGTCAAGCAGCACAAGTTGTAGGTGGTTTAGGTGGAGGATTTGCTAATTCATATCGAACAACATACGCAAAAGCAAATGCAGCTATTACTTCTACAAGAAAGTCCATTGACTCTAACAAAGCATTGCATGGAAACGCCAATGGAATAAGAGCAATTGTAGAAAAAGACCACATACTAGAATATAACAGAAATGGTAAATTCCGAGTGTCTCACGATCGTGGTAAGACATGGCAAGTTATCGCAAGCGCTAAAAGTGGGTTTAACAAATACGTAATACCAAAAGCAACAGAAAAATCATCTGGACTGATGAGTAATAATGATAAAAAGAAAGTCGATAGACTTCATTATAATCGTCTCAAAATGCAAGGTGAAAATGGTAAGTATTACAACATTACAATAGATAAAGATGGAAAACTACAAGTTAAGGAGGCGTAGCAATGCGAAAGACTATCTACACAAAACTAGATACTTTATTTAGTTCGCGTTATGTTAGAGAAAACGAACTCAATTACATTGCTATAAGAGATATGCTTACTAACATCGAAGAAATATTAGTAAAGCATGGAAAAACTGAAAAGCGAGCACATAACGCTGAACAAATTGTATATACATTGCCTACTGGACCTAATGTTACTGTAGGTCAAGAGTTAGGTTATCAAAGTAAACGAATAAGAAACTTAGTTTTAGGAACTATCGGTAATGGGCTTCAAGAAGTGAGAGATAGTCGTACATCAATTGACGCTCAAAATTTCCCTATACTTTCAGAAAGACTAAGACATGATTTCACTAGAATAGATGAAAAAATAGACAAAGAACTAAATGTGGCTGATGACGCTACTTATCTATTTACTCCTCCATTTATCGCTAGTGCAGAACAAGGTGTTAATGAAACACCTAATAATAACGATCCCAATGACAATAGAAAAGTGTTTTATGACAAATTTGTCGACAACAAGTATGTTACGAAAAAATATGTAGGTAAAGACCAAAGCAACCAGTACAATGTTTATGCTTATGATTTCAAACCTCAAAACTATACAAAAACTTTACTCATCACATCATGTATACACGGGAATGAATACAGCGCATTTTATGCTTTAAGTCGCTTTATGGATTTAGTCGTCAATGAATGGAACAAGTATTCACAACTCGCTTATATACGTAAAAACGTTAGGGTGGTTATAGTTCCTATTGTTAACCCTTGGGGCTTTGCTAATAATGAACGCGAGAATGTAAATAATGTAGACTTAAATCGTAATTTTGACTATTATTGGTCAAATGGTAGTGGTACACGTTCTACTGGTAAAAACTACAAAGGGACTAAGCCGTTTAGTGAGAGAGAAAGTAGAAATATGAAAGCGCTAGTGGAAAGTTTAGGTGATATTACCGCTCATGTAGATTGTCATAACATCGTTTCTCAAGTGAGTGACTATTGTTTATTCTATTCGCGTTTTGCTAACCAACCTAACAATGTAATGACTGAACTACTATCTGAAATATCAGACCATGGCGACTATGTTACATGGGGGTCAAGCACCTTAGCTTCATTTAGTAACTGGGTAGGTATTAAGCATGGTACGACTTCTTTCTTGCCTGAAGTATATGAAGGTAGAGCTGGAAAACCTAGAGGCGCTCAAGAGATGTGGCGTTCAGTTTATTACTTAGGAAATATCATCTCCAAATTATCAAAACTAGACACTAACAAAGAAGGTAGAATTGCAAATCAACCTATTGTTAAGTCTTTAGTTTATAGTAGTAGATTTGATAAAAAAGATACTAAACCTTTTTCACTTATCGCTAAAAAAGATTATCAACGTATGTTAATGACACAACAACGTTTCCAAGTTACAGCTAATGGTTTCGTAGAGTTAAATGGTTCTATTACTGTAGAAGTTGATAGAGATACAACGATAGCTGTAGCACCTTATGTAGTACAAAACTATCACCCGTACAGCGGTAATGGAAAAAGTAGAAAACGTCACTTATACAGAGTTAGAATGCCGGTTAAAAAAGGCTGGCATACTATACCATTACATGCTATTGCACCAGTTCAGTATTCTACAACAAGTCCAGATAATGTTCACAGATCTAATGAAGTGATGGGGGTTGTGGATATTTTAAGAACAAAAGGTGTAGCTAGAGTTAGAAACATGATTATTAACCTCACTTTCACACCATCACATGCACACACAGCAGTTCAAATTCTTAAATCTGGTGGGTATGGTAACCAAAAAGAGAAAACATTCCATCAAGTTTATCCTGATAAGCCAAGCGCATATACTAAGACAAACAAAATTATTCATAAAACTAAAAAGAAATAATAAGGAGGCTTCATAATGGATGGATTTTACAAAGAAGCAAGAATAACTACTGTCGACGAACCTTATTTAAAACCGATATCTGACGAAGGTATCGGTTTTTATAATATGGATATAAATACTGCGGTATTAACTTTTCAAGTGCGTAGAGAAATAAACGGGGAAAGTTATCCCCTAGAGATTAGCGAATCTAACACTGAGATAACAGCTTATTTTGTTTCCGATAACGGTTCTTCAACCGGAAGGGTTAAAGTTGAATATGTTAATCCTATGAAAGGCATTATACGTTTAACTTTAGACAGTAATTTCCTAAAGGCTTCTACCGACACTCATGTGACTGGTCAAATTTATATCAAAGCAGTTGGTCGTAAAGATACAGTTGTACTTAACGAGTTTCGCTTTTACGTAAAAGATGCATTAATTAATCAAATAGATGCTGATATTAAAATCAGATATATTAGAGAGATTGACGATCTTGTTGATTTAGTAAAAGACAGAATTGATACTGTATCGAAAGAATTAGAAAACGTTCAAAATGCTGAAGAAGAATTCATGAATTTTGTAAATACTCAAAAGACAGAATTTGTTAAACAAGTTAAAGATTTGCGGGAACAAATGGAAAGTTTCGCAAAACAAACCGAAACAGAGTTAACAGACTATCTAAATAATATTAACGATAAAATTTTAGAGGTTAATGAACGATTAAATTCGGCAACTGAAGGGATTATCACTGAACAAAACTTAGAAGAACATCTAATCGATTATGCTAAGAAAGAAGAAGTCGGTACAGAACTGTCTAAAAAGGCAAATGAGGACGAATTTAAGGCACTTTCAGACAGTTTAGATGAAATGATACAGAACAAAGTTAACGAGGCTATAAAGAATGCTACAGGTCAATTATCAGCACTTACAGAAGCCGAAGGTTTTGCTATTAGGTTAGATAATGTTGACTTATCTACTATGAGCAAAATTGATAAAACTGGTTTTTACTACCTTTACAACCCTACAAATTCTCCAGATCCCGATAATCAAAGTGGCTATGCTATCGTTATTGCGAGAAGTGACACATACAAAAAAGTATTGTTTATGCCTTACAACAGACACAGAATATACTCTCGTAATATGATGGGCGAAACTACAAGATGGGGTTCTTGGTATGACGCTACAAAAGGTGTAGTAATTCCCGGATCTAATCCAGTTGTTTAGGAGGTAAGTCATAATGAAGAAAAACTCAATAACTTATTCGTTAACCTTTTTAATGGTTTTAGGTTTCGGCGCTTTAATGTTTGAAAGAGGCTTCTTTTGGACAAGAGAACAAGAAACTATTATTAGAGACAGCGATTTTTACTTAGCATTACACCATGTTATGCCTATTTGGATTTGGGGCGTACTTGCAATGATTTTTAGTGCTTTTATAATTGTTGCACCTTTCTTTCTACCTACACAAAAGTTAAACAACATATTTAACTACCTTATTTGTATTGGGGGTTGGGGTAATGCTTGTTTTTACTTTTTAATGACATCAGCGAGTATGTTTCATGCTATTAATTGGCTTTCTCCTTTGCAATTTTCTACTTTCACTATGATTTGTGGAATTATGGGATTCTATGGAGGTGTGGAGATTGTCGGAAAAAGAAGATAAGTACGTATTACGTACTGAATGGATACAAAACACCGGTAAGATTTATGAAAAAATCAACGAAAACGACAGAAAACACATCGAAGCGTATAGCACTCTCGATAAAAGATTAGAGAAGCAAACAGGATTACAAGAAAAGCAATTCGAATCTCAAGAAAGATTAGAAAAACATTTAGAAAAAATTAGCAGTGTCATAGAAAAAGTAGGTTCAGAATTTACAGATGTAAAATATACTGTTAAATCACATGAAATTCAATTAGAAAACATCAATAAATCAATTTCCGACAAACAAAAAGGAAATGTACAAGTTGTTGTTGCGTTAATTAGTGGTGGTTGTGCAATTATTGCAGCAGCATTCGGTTTAGCCTCCGTAATATTTTAAGCTGACACTTCGGTGTTGGCTTTTTATTTTGATTGAAGAAAGTAGGTGTGTAAATGGCTATACTACCTAAAAGCGGAAAACCAACAGCCTCGCAAGTTGTAGATTGGGCTAAATGGATGGCTAAAAATCATAAAGGTGTCGACATTGACGGTAGGTATGGGTTCCAATGTTGGGATTTACCTAACTATATATTCCAACGTTATTGGCATTTCAGAACGTGGGGCAATGCCAACGCTATGGCTAACCGTAGTCAATATCCAAATAGGTCATGGAAAATCTATAGAAATACATCTAGTTTCATTCCTAAGCCTGGTGATATAGCAGTATGGACTTATGGTTGGGCTGGACATACTGCAATAGTTGTTGGTCCTAGTGATAAATCACACTTTAAATGTGTGGATCAGAACTGGGTGGGTTCTAATCAATGGAGTGGATCAAGAGCGGCTTTTGTTAATCATAACTATAACGGTAACGGCGGAAACATTTATTTTGTTAGACCTCCTTATAAAGCTGAGAAAAACCCTCCTAAACCAAGCGGCGGTTCTGACACTTCAAGCACAACAACAACAGATAACAATAAAACAGTAACCATTAAGAAGAAACAAACACATATCAATTTCACTATAGATGATGGTGAACCAACTTATCCTGAATTTATCCGACACGATATTGTTCAAGGTAAAGATAGAGGTCATAACCCTAAGAAAGTGACTATAAGAAACGCAAATACAATGTGTTCAGTTCTTGATCTATACTTTGATAGAGAAAAATATCTTACTGATAAAGAATATCCTCACTATTTCGTAGATAGAAACCATATATGGCAGCCTAGATTAGAAATGTACGAAGTACCTAGTCACCCTGATAATATCGTTATTGAAGTGTGTCAAGATTTATCAGCAAGTAAAGGTGATTTTATCGTCAACGAGATACACACAATGCTACAAGCAGTGTTCAGAATGAAATATCAAGGTATACCAGTTAAGCCATCTTCTATTGAAGTTGACACATCTAATATTTGGCGAAGCGTATACGAGCATGGAGATTGGGATATATCACTCAATGGGTTACCACCTAAGAAAAATGTAGATAAAACCATTAATGGTCTTTTATACCTTTATAAAAACAGTAAGAAATTACTTTCTGAAATACCTAAAGATAAAGTTAAAACAAAAACAATTAAAGTTACTGTTTCTGCTTCTAGTGTTAACAAAAACAAAACTACAACGACAACTAAAAAAGGAAGCAAAGAACCTTCTGTGGTGATTTCCAGAAGTGCTTATTCATTCAAAAGAGCCGTAGCTATTCAAATGACTAAATCTCCTCAAATCAACTATGGTAATGGTTGGTATGGTGCCAGTTATTCGGCAACCCTTAATGCTATGAACTCTTTAAAAATATGGAATAGCAAAACGCAAAAATATCAAATGCTTAATTTAGGTAAATATCAAGGTATTTCGGTTTCAGCACTTAATAAAATATTGAGAGGTAAAGGTTCTTTATCTGGACAAGGTAGAGCAGTTGCTTATGCTTGTAAGAAATACAATTTAAATGAAATATACTTGATTGCACATGCCTTTCTGGAAAGTGGTTATGGTACATCTTACTTCTCAAGCGGTCGTGCGGGTGTTTATAACTACTTTGGTATTGGTGCGTATGATTGGAACCCTGATAATGCTATCTCTTATGCGAGAAGTCGTGGTTGGACGACGCCCGCTAAAGGTATTATTGGTGGTGCTAAATTTGTAAGACAAGGTTATATCAGCAAAGGCCAAAATACACTTTATCGTATGCGATGGAACCCTAGACATCCAGGTAATCATCAATATGCAACTGATGTACGCTGGGCACAAGTTCAAGCGACAACTATCAAAAATCTATATGACAAAATCGGTATAAAAGGTGTCTATTTCATTAGAGATAGATATAAATAGGGATAAGGCTGACAGCTCTTATCCCTAAATTTATTATTGGAGAGGTGTTTTTATGGAAACGTACAAAACCGGTACAGTTAATACAATCATCAATGAAAATGGCGTTGATTTAGGCAGCATAAACGTTAATCTGTACACAATGGATAACAAGACATCTGTTATTGATATCTATATTAAGAAAAAGAACATTATTAATGAAAATCAAGAATACATCTCTGTGAATTTCAATCAGACGAAATTCGAACCTGTATTACATGTTTTTGCACAAGATGGTTCTATATTCACTAATGAACCTCTTGAAATCATCAAACCCGAAGAGGGTTATGTAAGATATATCATTCCAGAATATATCACTAAACATGTTGGTCAGATGCAATGCAAACTATTTTTGGAAAACCCAGAAAATAACGATAGCAGTCATGTTGCTAATTTTTACTTTACTGTTAACGATAGCGGTATAACTAAAAGTGTAGGCAAAGAAATACGAGTAGAATTACTTGATGATATTGTTGAAAAAGTAATGAAAAATAATGTAGAGATTTTTAAAGGTCCTAAAGGAGATAAAGGAGAGCAAGGTATACCGGGGCAAGACGGAAAAGACGGTAAGAATGGCATTAATGGTATCGATGGCGTTAACGGAAACCCTGGTCCACAAGGACCACCTGGAAAAGATGGTAGAGATGGTGTTAATGGTAAAGATGGTGTAGACGGAAAATCTTTCACGTATAGCGATTTCACACAAGAACAATTAAATCAGTTAAAACCTAAAGGTACTGACACTGGTTGGCAAACACTCCTACTTGTAAACGGAGTTACACAAGCTGGTTCATCTAACAAGCCAATGTACAAATTAATCACTATTAATGATACAGAAATGTTATTTATAAAAGGTGCAGTAAGTTCTATTAACAATAAAGAAGTGAATTTTGCAAAACTCCCTGAAAACATCTCTGGAAAGATCAAAGATTACAAACAATATACAAAAGCGAGCATTAATTCATATGGATCAATTGTATACAATATAACTATAACTGAAAGTGGCGACTTGAAAATAACAATTGATCCTAAAAATGAAGTGAAATCTTATGATATTTATTACATTGAAGAAATAGTTGCTTTATAGGAGGTATTAAGTGAAAGTGAAACAAATCTATTTTTATGATGGAACACCTTATCTGGTAACAGAAAACAAAAATGGGGAAATGCAATATCCAGAAGAACAATGGACTGATATAGAACCTCCAGAAGGAATATACACTCCTTGCCATTTTGATGGAAAAAAATGGATTGGAAATACTAAAGAAAATTGGGAGAACTCACAACCGAAAAACGAAAGTGAAGGTTTAACAAATAAATACGATGAAAAAGACGATATTATAGCTGAATTATCTTTAGAGTTATTAAAAACACAAGAAGATTTACAAAGTACTCAAAAAGATTTAGCTAATTTAACAGTTCAGATTATGGAGGTTGGTTTTAATGCATGATATCGGAGTTAAATATTACAAAATGGGTTATTATACAAATGAACAATTTGCGCTATTTGTTAAAAGAGGATTTGTAACGCCGGAAGAATATTTATCTTTAACAGGTGTTGAATATGATCCCAATAAAGCTCATGCTTAAAATATTAAGAACTTATAATCTTTCAACTATGAAAGGTTGTAAAGTTATCTTGTAAGATTAGATAAATGTAACTTAATAAGGATTCTCCTACAATTAATATGTATTCTAATTGAAGGAGTGTTCGTTAATGAAAGGATTGAAAATTTTATTAATTCCTATAATAGTCATTATATTATTAGTAGTAGGATTACTTTTCGGATTGAGAATTTACGGTGATCATCATCCAAATAATAAAAGTATAAAAAGCTTCAATATGAGGAATCCTCTTGAACCGACAAAAGAATATTACGTAAAAACAACTAAGCCAATGAAACATAAACCAAAAGGATTTAAAGATGGAGATAATGTATACAGAACAACTGGTTATGATGATAAAGGTAATGGTAAAAGAATCACTTATGTGGGATTAAAAAAACTTAAACCCAATCACTATTTAAAAATTAAACAAAAATTAGATACAGTTAAAAGTTATGAAGAAGTTAAAAAAGACGATATTCCTAAAGAAGCACGTAAACGTTTAAATTAATATATTAGAGTCTGGGACATAAATTCCAGGCTCTTTTATTATTTGCAAAACAAGTAACCGAAGCTTTTGGTATTGATATATCTACTCAACTTGAAACCGTAAGCGGTATTATTGGTAGTATTATCACATTACTTGTAGCTTTAGGTGTTATAACTATCCCTAATACTAAGAGAATTTCAGACGCTGGTATCGACTTTGAATTAAACAAACCACATAACGGTATTATAGGTGGTGCTAAGTTCGTTAGGAAACAATACTTTAACAAAAGTAAAAACACCTTATATAGAATGCGTTGGAACCCTAGTAATCCGGGTAGTATGCAATATGCTACTGCTATCGAATGGTGTAATTTCCAAGCGTCAACCATTAGTAAATTATACAAAACAGTTGGTTCAAAAGATATGTACTACATTCGAGATAAATATAGATAAAAGGCTACTCACTGACGGTGGGTAGCCTTTAATAATTGAAGGGTGGTTTCTAATGTTAATAAATGTACTTAATTTAAATGACTCACAAGACGGCAATCGCATTAAACAAGGTGACTTATCACATATGCGATACATCTTATCTGACACTAACAACGACGACTTAAAACTAGACGGATTACCTGCAAAAGTTTTTCTCACTGACAGTACAGGTGTCAAATATATCTACGACACTACAGTTAGGCAATATGACAATGCCTATGTGTGCGATGTTGTAATCAATCAGATTATCCCTGCAAACACGTATTCGTTAGAAATATGGGTGGATAACAAGTATGTATTCCCGTCCGACAATAAAGCAAAAATTCAAGTGACAGAGAGTGTGATTGGTAGACAATTGATCAATACACAAAACCATGACTTATGGCAAGAAATGATTGAATATGGTGTAAAAAACGGATTAATTAAGAATCAAACTGAAAGCGAAGAAAATTTTGTCATTGGAGAAAACGCACCGACTGACACAACTAAAATTTGGATTGACACTACTGGAGGTAATGAATAATGAAAGCTATACCTAAAATTTTTGACAAAGAAAAAGGGCAATGGATTGAATTAATGGCTAAACCTATAGCAGATGAAGTGGTTAAAATTATGAAAGAAGATTGGTTATCTAATAAAAAGACAATTGATTATTGGTTATTACAATACACAGAGGGCGTAGTAGAACCTGTTCAAGTTGCTATTTTTACTGACGGAAACGAAGTGGATGAAACATTAAAAAGTAATTTAGAGTGGAGATTTAATACCTACATGTATAACTCAGAAAATAAAAAAGAATTTAATTTGCAAAGTTTTATAAATGAATGTCATAGTACACAAACAGAATTACCAAAACAATTCAAAGTTAATGCTACTGTTAAATTTGATTCATTAGACGAACCTATTAAACTACAAGAAATAGATAATATCACGACTAATCCTGATGTTTTAGGCATATTAGACGGTTCTTCCAAAGGTTCTATAGAGGTTAAATACATCTATAACGACCATCCTATCGAAGATAAAACGTTAATAAAAGAAAATAAATAAACTCAAGTCAGCGCTTTGCGTTGGCTTTTTAATTTAACTAAAAGGAGTGTTTACATGAAAACAGATGTAGGTTCAATCGTTAGAACAATTGTGTTTATTTTAGCTTGGGTTAACCAATTTTTAGCTACGAAACATATTTCGCCTATTCCGGTAGATGAAGTAACTATCAGTTCTATTATTACTGGTGCAGTTTCCTTATGGACTTGGTGGAAAAATAATAATTTCTCTCAAGCAGCACAAAAAGGGCAAAAAAAATTGCATGAAGTTAAAGCAGGTACAGACTCAACGGGTGCTGCGCCTAGAATGAATGGAGATGATTTCTAATGGTATCTGTTAGAACATATAAACAAGCTATAAGTTATTTAAAAAGTTTAGAGGGGAAAGCAGTAAACCCTGATGGCGCTTATGGATATCAATGTTTCGATGTAGCCAACCAATATTGGTTATACCTATTCGGTCACACTTTAAAAGGTGTAGGTGCTGCGGATATCCCAACATGGAACAACTTTACAGGTGAAGCTACTATTTATGAAAATACATTATCATTTTTAGCTAAGCCTGGAGATGTCGTGGTATTTAATAGAAATTATGGTGGAGGTTACGGTCATGTAGGTATCGTCATCTCTGCTACTTCTAACTCTATAACGATACTTGAGCAAAATTGGGTTGGTGGTGCTTATTGGACGCCTCCTGAAGTAACTACGAGACGCACACATGGTTACGACTTTCCTATGTGGTTTATTAGACCGTTCTATGCTAAAGAAACTACTAAAAACAAAGTTAAAAGCAAAGCTAAGCCAGCTAAGAAAGTAAAAGCTAAGAAAGGTAAGAAAATATTACTCGTTGCAGGTCACGGTAAAGGTGCTTATTCAAATGATCCTGGTGCCGTAGCAAATGGATATAATGAGCGCGACTTTAACAGAAAAGAGATTATACCTAGAATAAAAAAACAACTCGAAAGTGTAGGTAATACAGTTGTTTTATATGGTGGCAAATCAATGAATCAAGACTTGTATCAAGATACGTTATATGGACAACGTGTAGGTAACTATTCAGATTATGGTTTATATTGGGTTAAAAAGAACGTGAAACCTGATGTGATTGTAGAATTCCACTTAGACGCTGCTAGTCCACAAGCAAGTGGCGGGCATGTCATTGTAAGTGACAGATATCCTGCAGACGATATAGACAAAGCTTTATCTAGTGCTTTAGGTAAGACAGTCGGTAAAATCAGAGGTGTGACACCTAGAAATGATTTGTTAAACGCCAATGTTACAGGTCAACTCAATTTAAACTACAGATTGATTGAGTTAGGTTTCATCACTAGTAAAAAAGACATGGACTATATCACTAAGAACATCAACAGTTTTACTAAGCGACTTGCAGAGGCTATCAACGGTAGACAAATCAATGCACCTAAGAGTAAACCATCTAAAGCTAAAACAACGTGGAATTGGGGAGGTGAATTCACTGCTAACAGTACTATTAAAGTACGTAAGTCACCTGGACTTAAAGGCACTGTAGTTGAAAGTGGTTCGTGGTTATACAAGGGGAATTATGTTCCTTTCGACCAAGTAATCAAAAAGGATGGCCACTGGTGGATTAGATTTAGATATGTTCAACCTGGTTCAAGCAATAAACATTTCTACTGCGCCGTTTGTAAAATTACAGACAAACAACAAAAAATAAAAAACGAAAAATACTGGGGTAAAATAGATTGGAAATGATATAATTAAATTACCACGTCATTATACAAGGGTAGTCGCTATGGCTACCCTCTTATAAATTACAATTAATTATGTCTATAATATGAAGATGTTAGATTGATATTAAAAAAACATAGTTTAACACTACATTGGTTACACGGTCTGTGCTACAATTAAATTACATACAATTTAATCTTTTTTACTTCTTTATAATTTTCTCTACCACGTTCTTAATGGGCGTGGTTTTTTTGTGTACACGTGTCAAATACGTGTCAAAATAGTTATACTCTTTTAGTTTTATTTAGAAAATAAATCTTTGAAAACACTGTATTTATGGCTATTTAGTTTTATTTAGAAATTTATTTTTATCCCTCCGTTTCCGTTATTTGTTTATACCTCGTTAAATCCCGTAAAACAAAACGTTGATTTGACGGGGTTTTGTTATATCTTGTTATCTATCGTTAAACCTCGTAAGTTAAACTAAACGTTCCTCTATATTGTTAAATTGATAAAAACGCCACCCGCAATATTAAATTACGTTTCCGTTCATTAATAAAAATCAGTTTAATTCTGATTAACTAAATTACGCTAGAACCTTGATATATCAGCGTTCTTTTTTATTTTGTTGAAAATCTGTAAAAGTCTGTTTTAATTATTTTGATTAATGCGTAGTCAATATTGATTAAATTAAAGACAAGTTGTCTGGTTCGTTGAGCACTTAAAAATATATTATATTATCCGGCATTGCAACTTCTTCACTTTTTAA